GGCCAGCCCCGCGATGCTGCATGCCCTCTTCAATGGAGGCTGTCCATTCGGGGCCACGGGTCAGCAGGCCCAGGTCACGCATGTGCCTGATGGCCTGGGAGACAGTATCCACAAGGTCATCGTTCTTGCCCTTGGGGAACGTGCCAACCTGGGTGATCACCTGATCGGCCCAGGATCGGTCAGGCGCATAGACCATGCCCTCGGCAAAGAGGTGCTGGACCGAATACAACCGGGAAAGCTTGTCCTGGCCCTTGGGGTCCAGAAGCTGAACGCCCCAGTCTTCATGGCCAAACAGGCGGCGCAGCTCCTGGGATACGGAATGCCCGGCGGCCTTGTTCTCGATGATCAGCTTGTCCACGCGCATGCGGCGGCAGGTGGCGGCCACCTTCTCAACCAGATCATGCAGCTCCAGGCGCTCGGCCCAGGCATTCATCAGCATCACGCGCGGGTGCTGCTGGCTGTAGCTGCGCTCAACGCCGTCCTCGGTCTTGGCGGCCTGGGCCACGACATCGCCACTGAAGACGCCCCAGACAGTCATGGCGGAATAGTCGTTTTCGGTCTTGGTGGTGTATGCGGTGTCCAGACTGGCCACGATATAGTCCATGGCCGGGTAGGCATCCTCGGTCCAAAGCTGCCACCAGTCGCGCTTGATGATCCCGCCGCCCTTGGGCTCAGGGCGCTGCTGAAGCTGCCCGGCAGCGGTCCATGGCCCCATCTGCTTTTCCAGGGTGGCCACTTCGGGCTCACCAAAGCGTTCAGGCCACAAAAGCTCCCCGGCTTCTTCGCGCGGGTCTTGCCAGCCAATGCTGGTGACGAATGAGCGGTCAGGCTCATACCGCATGGGCAGGCACAGGTGCGTCCAGTTGTCGGCGTCTTTGCTGAGGATGTGGCCGGTCAGGTCTTCCTCGGACAGGCGCTGCTGGATCACGATGAATGCGCCGGTTTTCGGATCATTTAGCCGGGTGGATAGCGCGCCATCCCACCACTCAATGGTGGCCGCAATGGTGGCTTCGCTGAAAGCTTCCTGGGCGGCGTTGGGGTCATCTACGATGATGCAATTGTGGGCGAGAATATTGCCAACAAAGAAGTTGTGGTGGTCTTTAACTTGTATGTCATAGACCTTGATCTTTCCCTCGCCATTTTCGGCAAAGAACTGCTGATCATTAGGCTCCCTTGATGATGCTTTTTGTGGCATGAAAAGCAAAGAGTTATCAGATTTTCCGGACGATTGTTCTTGGTATCCTCGTCTATGTGATGAATACACAGAATGGAACGCTTCTTGTGTTTCCCATGAGGTATTTTTTGATCCAGGATTTCGCACGCCGAACATTTGAAATTGTCGCGTTCTTTTATGATCGGAGACATTCTCCGAAATTGATTTGAATACTTCCCTAATTCTTGAAACCGCGAATTTTTTGCCCCCAGCATCCGATTTGAATGCACCGCCCCCGCGCAGGCTGGCTCGCAATACATTGTCCATCCTACAAATTGAGCCCCGCAATGCGGGCATTCTCTTTTCTTCCTGCGCTGGAATCTGCCCTGCCGTTTGCAGCCTTCCGAACAATAACGCGCATGTCTGTTGAGTGCTGGCTTGGAGCAAACCTCGCAAAGTTTTGTACTGTTTTTGAATGAATGATGCGATTGGCAGCATTTTTTGGAGCAATAATTGTCTTTGCTGCCCTGATTTAAGGCTTTCCTCACCACATATAGCTGCTTGATTGCGGGCTGATGGCACATATCGCAAAGAAGATTTAACGATATCAATCGCCCCGTCTTCACCAAGAAGCCGGTCTCCAACCCCCAATTCAGCAGCGGGGATATATCCTCGCCCCGGCGAGAAGATGCGATGATCGTCAGTACATCTGATGGAACGTCCCTGATATGTATGAATTTGCCAGAGAGCATCAGAGTATCTTTCAGAGGTTGCGATCACCTCTGATTTTACCACCTTACCCCGTAAATGGTCAAACGCAATAACTTCATCCCCAGCCCTTAAATCCTCGATATTGCGCGGGCCATTTGGTGTTGAGACCAAAGACCCAGCAGGGAAGCAGCTACCCCCTTCGCCGGTGAGCGCTGATCCCACGGAGGTGGAGAGGCGGCTGCCGCCGATGCTGTTATCAAATCGGGTCTTGGTGTTCTGGTCGCTGGTTAGCTGGAAGCGGTCGCCCCAGAGGCGCTGATACCAGGGCGACTCGATCAGCCTGCGGCACTTCACGCTGTCGCGCAGGCTCAGGCTCTGGGCATAGGATGCGTGAAGGAATTGAACGCCAGGGCCGCTGGTGGGGCTGATGCGGCGCTGCGCCCAGACCCACGCAGGGAAGGCCACAGAGGTCAAGGAAGACTTGGAGCAGCGCGGCGGGATGTTCACCAGCAGGCGCCTGATCTCGCCGTCACAGACGGCCTGGAGATGCTCTGCCACGGCCTCGATCACCCAGCCAGGGGTGAATGGCGAGGGGTCGATGTACTGCCAGCCCGACATCAGGAAGTCGTACAGGCTCTCTTCACACTCAACCCGGTCAAGCTCGTTCAGGATGTCCTGGGCGCCGATGACGCCATTGTTGAGCCGGATGAGTGCCACTGATCAGCCTTTGTCCAAAGCTGCCAGGGCTGCCGCGCGCAGGGCCTCGCGGGCTTCTGGGTCCAGATTTGAGGCGTCAATGGCCATCTTGGTTTCCGTCTGGATGGCACCGCCGTCCTTGCCGGTCAACTCGGTGACTTTCCGCTCGGTGTAATCGTCGCGGAAGCGGGCCTGCATGGACACCTTCCAGACCACGGCGTTAAACTTGTCAGCGCCCAGGCCTTCTATCCCTTTGTTTTCCCACCACTTTTGCTCGTGCTGCTTGGCTTTCCTTAGAGCTGTCAAAAATTCTGGATGCACTTTGGCCCATTCATACAGGTTTTCCCGCAAGACGCCGATCTCGCAGGCGATGTCATTTGGGCCGCCGCCACGCTTTCCTATCTCAATGGCAAGCTCGCAGTATTCAGGGCGGTACATGCTCGGGCGGCCAACAGGGCGCTTGGCTGGCGCGGCTTCGGGCTGGGTTTTCTTCGGGCGTGGCATGGTGGCCTCCTGCGCTGAATATAGTGAAACCCGCCGGAAGGTTCCAGCGGGTTCTTTGGGGGATATTATTGCACCACCACGCGGGTGCCGTGGCCTTTGCTACGCTGTGCGCCGGTCCAACCTGTTGACCAGACCCACTCGCCGTCGGTGAGGGTAGCTTCCACGTATTGGATCATGCAGCGGTTACGATAGCTATTAGGGACAAAGCCCTGCTCGCTGTAAACGCGCACCCGTTTTTTGGCGGTGGGCAGTGCGGCGATGGCTTCCAGCACTTCGGCCTGGGAAATGGCGCGGCGGGTGGAAAGGCCGGGTTTGCCAAAATCTACAGCCAGGGCGGTGATGATGTCAGTGTCGATGTTCATCTCAATATCTCCATCTCAATCGGCGTCATTGCCTGAGTGATCTTGTAGCGATATGCGACAAATGCAGCAAGCACAATTTGACAAAAATCTTCAAAAAAAGTGCATCTATTTTTTATGTGGTTGATTTTGTTGGAAAATATAACGCACACAAAACCCCTGAAATGTGTGCGCTATGCTGTTTTTGGGGGTCTATTTTGGGGGTTCTGGCCGCTCCACCACGTTCAGCACTTTGCCGTCAGGCCGGGTGACGGCAAAGGGCCGGTTCTTTGGGATCATGCGGCCTAGTAATCGAAAAGGCTCTCTGCCGATTTCTCTGCCGCGTCTAGGTTGCGGCAGGCTTGGCGGAAATAGCTATCTTTCAGTTCGACGCCAAGAAACTTGCGCTTCAGTTTCATGGCGCAGAAACCCTCGCTGCCGATGCCCATAAACGGGCTCAGAACGGTGTCTCCGGGATTGCTCCACATAATCAAAGAGCGCTCAATCACGTCGAGTTGCAGCGGGCAAAGGTGCTTTTCGTCCTGCTGATCCTTCGCGGCTTTGACGTTCAGAACATTCGTCTGGTCAACGGTCATCCAAACCGGCGATGCCCATTCCTGCCACTTGTCCAGAGGTATCTCGCTAGCGCCAATATTTTTGCGCGGGCGATCAAGCCTTCTGGCGGTTTCATGACCCATATCGTGAACGATTGGCTCCTCATTATCGCCAGGTTTGCGGAAAATTAGAAGATAATCAGGAAGCCCTACTCGGCTCTTGCTGCTGTCCTTCACAAGCTGACCGTAAACCAGCCCGACTGCCTTGGTGCGGGTCATTTCCACAACCGGGCACTTCCAGATTGTCACCCGCGCATGGTAAATCCATCCGGCATCTTCATGAACGCGAATGATCTGCCCTGGAAAATCCTTTAGGCCAACATGCCCATCGCGCCATTTTGTCATAGGTAGATCGGTGCAATGAACGGCACTCAATCGGCCCGGTTTGGTGACGCGAAACTTCTCTTTCACCAAATATTGATAATGGCGCTCAAATTCACCGTCGGATGATGAATTGCCCATGTCGCACTCGCTTGACGAATAAACGAATAGCGACCCAAATGGCGGCGAATACACGCTGAAGCCGATGGAATTGGGCGGTAACTGCCTCACAACGTCCACACAATCGCCATGAATGGCCTGCCATGTGTCGCCACGATTGCTGTCCAAACTCAAGAAATCCATGATGCAAACACTCCCTTATGTGTCGGTTGATATGGAACCCGCACGCCAGCATCCTGCGCCATTGCGCGGCGCATGGCGGCTGACATTGCCTGTTTCATTTTCTTGTGATCGCCGCTCTTGCGGTCAATCACGCGGCCAATCTGGTCTTCGCCCTCGGCCACGATTAGGTGACATTCTACTGGTCTCTGCTGCCCAAAGCGCCAGCACCGCCGCACGGCTTGATACCACGCCTCATAGCTGAATGATCGCCCGGCAAAGATCATCGTGGAGCAATGCTGCCAATTCATGCCAAATCCCGCGACTGAAGGCTTGGTAAGCAACCATTGCACTTGCCCAGACGCAAATGCCTCGAGCGTTTCTTCCTTACGCTCAATCGGATGCGACCCGCGCACTTCTTTGATCTCTGGAATTTCCGCCCGGATGGCATCGGCCTCGTAATCGGTATCGCACCACACAACGCACGCATCACCTTTCGGCATCAGCGCCGCAATCGCCTTTGCGCGGGCGTCCGCAGTCTGGCGCTTAGTTTCGTGCAGAGTGGTCGCGCTGAGATCACCAGCAAACAACAACCCGGCCGGCGCGCGAATGTCGCCTGCCGATCTGTGGCGATGCACGTTTAGTGGCGGCAAAACATAGCCACTGGCGTCATAGCCAAAATCTGCTGGCGTTTCCGCCATCCGGCACCAAGACGCCATCCAATCCCAAAAATCTGCCTCGGCGTGGCGCTTTAGGCGCCATTGCTGCGATGCGTTTGAAGTGTCGTTTATGAAGAACCGCGACAGCATCTCGTTGCCGTTCATGATGCCTAGAAACTCGGAATGCTGCCTAAGTTCCATGTGGTCATTTGGCGCGGGCGTTGCGGTTGCAGCGCACCGGAAACGATGATCCTTGAAGGCATCAATTAGTGCGCGCGTTGTCTTGCCGGTAAAGCTTTTCAGGATGCTGGATTCGTCTAGGGAGACGGCGCCGAAAGCGTCAAAGTTCAGCCGGTCAAGCCGGTCATAGTTGCACACGTTTATGCCATCGCGCGCCTCGGCTTGGTCGCGTATTTGCTGCACCTCATAGCCGCGCGCCTTTCCTTCACGCACGATCTGCGCCGCAACCGCCAAAGGTGCCAGGACCAGCGCCTTGCCATTGCTTGCCTCAAGCGCATGGTTTGCCCATTCAAGCTGCGAGAATGTCTTGCCAAGGCCCGTATCAAGGAACAGTCCAAATCGTCCTTGGCGCAGTCCAAAAGCCACGCAATCGCGCTGATGCGGCATCAGGTCGCGGTGCAAGTCAGGCACATTATCAAGGCCGACTGCGTTAGCGGCGGGCCGCTTGCCCGCCAAAAAATCAGCATAGGCCGGATCTAACGGCATGTTTCATTCTCCATCTTGTTTTGCTTGTTCGCTACCCGCGCGCCCATGCCTTTTTCAACCACATTCAGCACTTTGCCGTCAGGCCGGGTGACGGTGAAGGGCGGGTT